ACGCGTCCGCACTTGAAACGATTCCGTGAGACAAAAACGGATCGCCCGTCAGCCAAGGTAGTCTAACAGCACAACCCAACACATACAACATGGCAGCACCCGCAGTCGTCAGCGTTTCTAAGATCTCCGCGTCCGATATTCAGTTCTCTGAGCCCAAGATCAACAAGCAGGGAGGCAAGTCAATCGCATTCAAGTACCGTAGCCAAAATGTCCAGTTCCGTTTCCCTCTCCTCGGCTTCCCTGGTGGTGTGCTGATGAAGGAGAACGAGAACAAGGATGGGAGTACCTCAACCTCTTACACGATGTCCGCTTCGCTCCAGGGCTGCGATCCGTACGGTCGCGAGCCTGCAACGGGCACGGACGAGGTGTCCAAGTCCTACAACTTCCTCCGCGACTTCCAGGAGTCGGTCATTCAGGCCGCGGTCGCGAACTCGGCTGCATGGTTCGGCAAGAAGCGCGGCGAGGAGTCCATCCGCGACTCATTCAACAAGTTCCTGAGCGTCTCGGTCGATAAGACCAACGACGGCTGGGTCCCGAACGGCAAGTACCCGCCGTCGCTCCGCTTCAAGCTGCCCGTCTATGACGGCAAGGTCAGCATGGACGTGATCGACTCGGAGGACAACACGATTGCTCTGGCGCCGACGGAGCTCCAGGGTGCTCTGCCGAAGGGCAGCCAGGCGAAGATCATCGCGCAGGGCAGCATCTACATCATCGGCCAGGGCTTCGGTCTGACGTGGCGTCCGTCCATGATGCAGGTGTTCAAGCGCCAGCGCAAGACGGCGCGCGAGTACTTCAAGGAGGATCAGGAGGACGGCGAGGAGGTCGTTCCGGTTCCTTCGGGCGGTGCCAAGGCCGCGTTCGCCGAGGAGGAGGAGGCTGAGGAGGAGACGGTTGAGGATGAGGCTCCCGCGCCTACGCCTACGGCTTCGCTGCCGGTCGTAGAGGCGCCGTCGTCAGCCGCCAAGAAGCCGGCGGTGCGTCGCAAGGTTGCGTAAGCACGCGTATCGGAGGGAGGGATATAGATAACGCCATCATCATCAACAAAAATCGTTGAGAAGACATCAAACTTCGGTGTCTTTTTCACTTGCGTACATCCTGGATGACCTCCTCCGCCACATCGCACACAGAGATGGTCGGCGGAAGTATATCCTTTGACGACATCTGCGGGAGTCACAACGGTGAGAGACGTCCGTGCTTTGATGTCGCGGACAGTGTCCCAGCCATGTTTCATGCAGTCTTCGTAGGCCGCTTCGGACATGATGTTCCAGAGAGTCTTGTCTGCACTCTCCCACTCCTCCTGCAGAAGGGTTGCCCACACATTCTCGTGGAACCAGTAGCACGTGTAATCCTCCTCGGTGGTATGCTCAACCAGTCCTACACGCTTGTAATCGTCATATAGCCAATACACCTGCAGTTCGCTGGTAGAAAAGGTCGGATCTAGATTGCCACGAAATACGGAACGACCGTCGTATTCATATTCAGAGACATCGGAGCCCAGATCAAATTCGGTAATATCTTCATCAACAGGGTATAGAGTGCCACTGGCTGAAAGCATTACTGAGTAGAAATAAGATATGCAGCCAAATAACCCGCACCCACTTCCAGCAGTTTTATAGCTGTGTGCTCAAGGGAGTTTCCGGGACGTATTTCCCCTTGAAATCCAAAGAAGCGAACCCCGAGAACATATTGTAGAACGTGGTAAGCTACAATAGGAACCAGCAGAATAGGGTAGAGGTAGGCTAGAGCACCCGATAGAACGTGGAGAACCACGTAGATCGGATCCTTGTACCAGATCTTCATCATTATGTAAAGCTCACAACAATCTTGACGTCATGTTTCTTCAGCGACTTGGTGGCAGAATGCGACAGCTCGTGGCGCTTCTTCCGTGTGTGCTCCGTCTCCTTTTTTGCATCTCCGGTCGTCGTCATACGCGTCTCCATATCGGCATGGATATCGTCGCGATGGGTGAAAAGGTAATCAATAATACCGTCCTCAATCGCCCACGCAAAGAAGTTCAGCTGGCCGACGGTGGTGGAGATGCCACGGAAGTCCAGGCGCTGCCACCGGCAGAAGGGGTCGAACATCTTCTTGCTGTAAGCTTTTAGATGGGACTTGTACGCCAGATACACAATGACGTGGCGATCGTTGTGCATGTAGGACACATTATTCTTCGTGGCATAATTGGTAACAAACCAGTCCAGGATACGTAGAGAGACGTTGGACTTACCACCCAGGATGTTCTGTAGGAGTTCTGTGCGTTCTGGGGTATAGAAGGATTCAAGACGATGAAGGACCCAACCCTCCTGCGTAGAGATTTCGGTTGTAGTTGTCATTATCTAAACGGACCTCCTTTTCTGTAAGGGCTTTCGTGATAAAACGGACTAACTTTAACGGAACTAGCCTAATAGAACAATGGAAGTGTTTGAGCTGCCCTTAGATGCCTGTACGCACCTCACACACCGAATCAAGGCCATTTGCCGGGATCGTGGATATCACTACAAGAACTATAAAGCACAGGTACATCGACTTCTGGCGACCGACTTGGGTAAAGTGTGGGCCCGCCGCCGTTCAATTCACCGGGTTCTACGAGACTACGGAAAGGCCGATCAGCGGACGGATGCCTGGCACGCCAAGCGGTCTGAAATGATCACTGCATCCGAGGTGACGAAAGCATTTGCTGCTGCGACTCCTTCTGGAAAGCGCGAGCTTCTTCTCCGAAAGTTGGAGGGACCAAAAGTAGAGGGCGGTGGTCCTATTGGGGCCTGTCTTTGGGGTACTCAGTTTGAGCCGCTGGCCAAGAAGATTTATGGGGATATGCAGGGTGGAGCCGAGATTGTCGATACCTCCTGCGTACAGCACCCGTTCCATAGGTTCCTAGGAGCATCACCCGACGGGATTGTTTTGACCAAGGATCCCCTTGATTATCGATGGGGAAAGCTGGTAGAGTTCAAGTGTCCCATTAGTCGTCCTTTCACCCAGAACAGTCCGATCCCTGACGCCTACTACCACCAAATGCAAATGCAAATGGAGTGCTGCAACGTGGATGAGTGCGATTACGTGGAGATGCAGTTCAAGACAGTACCAAAGTCGGTATGGAACGACTCAGAGTCGCCTTACAAGGGTGTGATGGCGGTCTATGACAATGGGACCATCGAGCATATGGACGACGAGGCGGACTTCGTAAGCTGGAAGAGTTCTCTTGCAGGCGACGAGTTCAGGGTGATGTTCTGGATTCTCAACAATATCCGTATCGAGAATGTTCCGCGCGATCCTCTGTGGATGAAGACACATCTAGACGAACTAAAAGCGTTCTGGGCGATCGTGGAAGAGTGCCGGAAAGACCCTACCAAAATAGACCAGTATGCCCCTCCCACTGCCCCACGCGATGGCCCGTCGGCGACCCCCGAGGTGGCTCACGAGCGTCCGGCGCCCGCAGATGGTTCGTCTGCTGCGCGTACGACGACCCTGCGCCTGCAGTTGTCCGATTATACTGAGACCGATCAATGAACTCTGGGACTCCAAAGTGCTCTGTTCCACGTGACGCAAACAGAACGCCAGCAACCACAAGGGCGGCAATTGCGACCATCAAGATGCTGCTGTTTTTCATATTATTTAAAACGGATGAAAAGAAAGATACATAAGAATAACATCATACACAATGGAGACCCTTAAACTCATGCTGTCTCAGCGCGGTGTCCCCGTAACGAACGTCGAGACGCTCACGGTGGAATTCCCAGGGACGGTGACCAAGATTGGCGATGTCATCGTCTTCAAGAGCACTCGCCAGCGTATCAGTGAGAAGGATGTCCTGACTCTGGTAGGTCTAACGCAGGAGCACGGGGGAAAGACGGGTATTGTGATCGTTCCTATCCCTCCATCTGAGACGATCCTCTACGCCGTATCGCAGCAGAGCCACATTCTGCAGATCTTCCACGAGAGCCAGCTGATTGATATTTCTCGGCACAGGGCTGTCCCTCCTCACCGGATCCTGACGCAGGATGAAGTGAAGGCGTTCCTAGCCAAGTATAACATCTCTACGGACAAGATTGTTGCAGCCATGCAGAAGGATCACATTCAGTTGGATGCGGAGACGTCAGTTCTGCAGCAGATTGCGATGAAGTACAAGGAGTATTTCCCGATGCCCCAGATTTGGTCGCAGGATGCTATGGCGCGCTGGGTGGGTGCTAAGCCGGGCGATATCGTGGAGATCCTCCGGAAGAGCATGACCGCTGGCGGTACGCCTTACTACCGATTTTGTGTAGCCAGTGTATAATAATGGAGCAGTTCAATAAGCTTCTCGAAGAATACAAGGGCAATTACATTCAATTTTTAGCTACCGGAAGTGCTGAATACCAACGTGCCTACAAGAAGGCTCAGGATTTCATAGAGAAAGCTCTCTCACAGAAACGCGGTATTGTGGAAAAGGAGGCAGAGAACATGCAGTATTTTAGTCAGTCGTTTAAGGAGGACAATAGCGCGCTGTCATCTATGTACGATATGGGTACCGACATGTACAAAGATGCAGATAAAGTGCAGGATCAGTTTGAAGCGTCTAAGACTCGCTACGATATGATAAGTACTATCGGAGACAAGGGAAATAAGGTTAATGTAGCACTGGGGTACGCGATCCTGTGGCGAATCGCGGTTGTCATTCTACTGATACCCGTGCTTGTTCTTGTAGGGTATTTCTGGACGCAGTCATCGGCTGTATTTGGATTTGGAACACCCTCTACCGCCTACGCCCCCCGAATGTAGTAGCGGGAGCTGGAGCAAAGAGGGTCGGGGCAGGAGACACAAACATACGATACACAAATAGGACGAACACGACAAGGAGGAGAATGAGCGCACCGGCAATGAGTCCAAAGTAGGTCATCTTGTTGGTAAAGGTCGTGTTCTCCAGTGTCTCCTTGAGACCCTTGAGTTTTGTTGTCTCATCGCGAAGCGACCTGAGTTCTCCAAGTTGTTTCTTGTAGAGTTCAAGATCGTTCTTGAGGTCGCGGATCTTGTACTTGGAGTACGTATTAAGTTCGCGATTTCCATTCGTCCAAATACGAAGCAGACGATTCACCGCCGAGGATAGACGCTGGTTTGTCTGCACAATGGACTGGAGGGATGCGGCGCGTGCTTTACCATCCTTCTGACGAAGCGCGTCGCGAATCATGCGAAGATAGCCACTTTTTATTGAGCCATAAGAACTCATAGACGTCGCGAGTTCCCGCGACTTGGTTTGATCGTAGACTTCAGGATCCATTATATTTGGTAAAGGAAAATTCCGTTGATGGAATATAAGAAGGATGGCAACCTACATCAGCGCATTCAATACTGCCTCAAAGGACTTGGCAGGATACGTGCAGAACCAGTTATCGACGGCTCTTGGCTGGCGTAACATCCCTGGTCAGCTAAACAAGATCTCGGCGTCTTCGACGGGTCATGTGTGGGGATTCAACGTGAATGGCGACATCTACCGCTGCAAGGAGCCTTGCGATGGACAGAACTGGCAGTACTATGAGCGACCTGGTGGGGTTGATGGAATGCCTCTGGATATCAATACTGACGAGTCCAACGTCTATCTCCTGTATGCTCCCCCAGCTCCTCCTCCAGAGGATACGGGCGCCGCCATTTCTACAGGTCTCATCAATGTGGGCGACGTGGGTATGCCGCCGGGACACATTTCTCCCTACTATAACGGCGTTATCGTGTCATCAAGCTTCCTGGGTCCGAATGCCGCAAGGGTCGCTGAGCTCAGCGCCAGTGGGAAGTACACGCTGACCGTGAAGGACGAGAAGGGTCAGTCGTCGTCAGTTAAGATCACGAACATGGGATCGGGTGGATTCTACTACGTGATCTACAACAATAATTTCTCTGGGGACACGATGGACAAGAAGTTTGCGGGGTCTCGTCAGCTGTCGCTTGAGATCAAGGCGCCGGCTGGACCGAAGAAGGAGCTGCCTGGTGCGCTGGTTGCGATGCGTCCAGTCTCAGGAGGCGGTGGTTGGAAGATGCTCAAGGTCCCGGGAAGCATGCCGAAGTACGCGACAATCAACCTTACAGACTCATTCATGTTCGTGGGCAAGAAGGGATGCGCGAAGCCCTGCACTACGGGAGCGTGGGTGGATATTAATGTGCCTGGGTCGGGAGCAGGTGGAGTCATCGCCGCTAGCTCGGGTTCAGTGTATGCGGCTGCTCCGACAAACGATGGCACGAACATTTTGAAGAGTTCGCAGACGGGTCAGGGTGGATGGACAAATTTGAAGGGACTCAAGAATCGCCTGCCAGTGGCAGTTGCTACGGACAATCAGGTAATTTACACGACGAACGCAGCCTCGGGAGCGGTTGAGCGTTGCGAGGCGCCGTACGACAGGGCGACGTCGTGCAAGCCTGCTGATATGGAGGGATACAGCGTCTCTGGTCTGCGCACACTATCGGTGAATCCCTCAAGCAACCAGGTGTATATGACTGCGCAGGAGAACGGAGAGGCGGGCAATATCTTCCAGCGCCTGGACGATATGGGCGGTTCGCATCTGCAGAAGGTTCTCCAGGGTGTTAATCCCTACGATAACCGCATGGATAACAATATCAACTCGATGGGAGACACGCTAAAGCTGCAGCACGAGAAGCTGGTGTCGGGCTTGACACGTAAGACAGCGATTGATGTTCTGCGCGATGCGATCAAGTACGATAGTGACCTGGGACCCGCGCGCGTAGAAACAGAGAATCTGCGTCGCGAGATTAGCTTCGGAAAGGATACTCGCAAGTCGTACGAGGCGAAGATGCTGCCGCTGGAGATCATTATTGCAACGTTGGCGGTTGTAGCTGTTGTGTTCCTGGTAGGCGGATCGGTGGCGTCTCCCGAGATTACGAGCGGGGTGGCGATTGTTGTGCTCATCTCGGGGTTTCTGGCATCAGTGTATTTTGCCGTGGTAAGATAATATGAGCGCCGGGGAAAAGTTTGCGCGATTGAGACAGGAGTACGATAGTAAGATAAAGGGGATTCAGAGTTCTCAGCTCCCGGGAAATATCAAACAGCTTCTTGTAAAACAGCTAAGTGATCAGTATATCCCTCAACTAGAGCCACTTCACAAGCAGGCGCTGAAAGAGCAGTCAAATGCTTCTTCTTCTTCCGCGAAACCCGACATGTCTCAAGAAAGTATCGAAAAACAGCGTCGTATCCAGGAGGCTTACAAGACATTTGAACGTGCTGCACGAACCCGCGACGAAGATCCTGAAGGGTTTGAGCAGGCAAAGTTTCAGTACTATTCCCTGAAGAATGGTCCTGATTGGGCCGCTCAGGAGAAGAAGCGGATTGCCGATACGAAGATGGAGCCAGTCATCTCTGCCTACCGCAAACAGTTCCAGGATCTGGAGAAGGAGCATTCTCTCCGTAAGGATTTCACCGATTCAATTGCCACAATTCGCGATAAGCAAGCGTCCATGAAGAGTTCCCTTCAGAAGACCTTTTCGTTCTTCAACGGAATCCTTGGCGATAAAAAGGACAAGATTTCGGTGTATGACCGATACCTTGAACTCACGAACCCCGATTACCGCAAGCTCCCGATAGGAACAAACGAGAGCCCTGATCCAGCTGTTGCTTATTTTTCCAAGTATCCTTCCTCCTTCAAGATTGTCTTGGATGTGTTTATTGCCCTCCTCATTTTGGCCATTGTGGTCCTAGCTGCACTCAAGGGTCGCAGCATGTACTCGTTCTATCAGAGTACGCCCAAGCCGTATGCTCTCAAATAATCAAGAAATGCTTAAATCCCGCATTGGGGGCAAAGCGTAAGTTCTCAACAAGAACCGTCATCGTTCCAAACGGGGAAAAGACTCGGCAGTAAGCCCCTGTGAGGGGAAGAGCATCAAAGGTTAAAAGACTGGCGTAGTCGTCATAGTAGATGATATCGTTATGTGGATCGAGGACGATCTTCATACCGTTGTATTCAAAGGATTGGTATCCCGTCCAGTCGCCCGTGTGGAATCCCGGATAAGCTCCTAACGACTCGTGGGAGGAAGCTTTCCATTTGGGAGGAATCTGGATATTCAAAAAGGGAACCCAGACGTACGAGAAGCGCAGAAATGCTGGGACCTCCCAGAGACTTGCTGGAACGCGCTGTAATTCAAACATGAATGGGATGGGTCCCCACTTTTCCGTACATGCATGGCACATTGTGAGAATGAGTTTGCCCGAGAGGCCTTCGCCGCGATGGTCTTTCATGACAACATTGTAGCACACGTAGATGGCGCGAACGGACTGAGAGGGTCCAATCCACCTACCATACTTAGCTAGGATCATACCCTGTCGTGGGATCCACGCCAAGATATCACCTGGACTCGCCGGGCATCGGCGAAGTTTGAACTCGTCCTCCCAAACAGACATACACCACGACTGGAGCTGCGGAGGTACATCCTTCCA